TTTTTTGCCGTTTGAATACACATCATCAATAAACACCCTGCCTATATACTTTGCACAATCAGGGCAACCGCCCTGTCTTGAGTTTACCACAACAAGCGAAAGTCCGTACTTAGCTCTTTCTTCACCCTCACCTCTTAGATACGCTCTCTTGTTCGCCGTCTTGATTGCCATATCCGCATAGTCTGAAAGCGTGTGCCTTGCACCGTTCTTGTACTCCACACAATTCAGCCCTGCGTTTAGCATATCCTTACAAGCCATATCAACTGCTTTTTCGTATGTGCCTGCACCTGTGTTTGCATAGACTTGTGCGTTAAAAATCGCCTTGCGATACTTATCGTTGCTCATACGCAGGACTGCCGTTTCCGCCTTCTTTAAATCGTCTGTGGTCGATTTTACAAGAGCATTGAGCTTACGGTCATTGACCTTAAAAAAATCGCCTGTGCTCGCTCCTGTGGGCATATGCGGTGTAAAGCCGTCCTTGATTGCCTCAAGTATTTTAGCCTCCTGCTCTGCATTGCCGTCAGCCCTTGCCGTGCGTATCATTTCTTCAATCTTGCTGTTAATGCTCTTGAACTGCTTGCCGAATTTTTGGGCGTTCGTTTTGCGGTATTCTTCAAGGCTCTTTAGCTGTTCGGCTTGCCACTGGGTCCAATTATAGCCATCTTTGGTTTCCTCTGCTCTGTGTCGGCTGAAATTGCGCATCATACTGTCAACAAGTTCATTTTCGATTTCTTCAAAGGCCTTTCCGATATCGTAATCACTCATCTGTCAGTCCTGCCAAATCGTCGAATGACGAGGTTTCTTCCTCACTTGTAATGCCCTGCTCTTCTTTTATCCTCTGTACCTCTTCGGCTTTCCAATCGTCCGACTTACTGTCGCCGTACAATTCCTCGACCGAGGTTTCAACCGACATCAAACCGCCCTGTCTTGCTTTTGACACGGTTTCAACCTGACTTTCAAAGCTCGGGTTCGCATATTCGCCGAAGTTTACGGATACCTCTATTCCGTCAACAATGCCCTTGCCGTTAAGCTCGCTGTCAGCGTTCAATACAACTGTAACAAGGCTCTGCATAGCGTTCTCGGTGAGCTCAACAAGGTTCTGTCTTGTATACAGAGTTGTTTTCTCTTTTTCTCTCTGTGCCTCGGCATTATCGAGTTTCTTTGTATCAATGCCTAATGTGCTTGGTGAAATTACACCCTGCAAACAAAGGTCAAGTGCGGTGATGTATGAGCTTAAATAGCTTTCGTGCTGAATCTGCGGACTTTCGGTATAAATCCTGTTGCCGTTGCCGTTTTCCGACATATCGTTGCCCACGGTGATAAATCGGTTGTCAAACGGATTTGGCGATATCGGCTGACAGGTTTCGGGATTTCGAGGGATAAGACATTCAGGTACATACTGCTTTGTTCGGCAAGCTCTTAAAGCGTCCATCCACTGTGACCACACTTCGTCAAGGCTGTCGAAAGCGTCTGTCTTTGCTCCGATAATGCCCGCACCCCTGCCCTTATGGCACGATTTGCCGTAAATGACAGGTACTGCCCACATATACGATGTGTCAAAGGTCACACCGCTGCTGTCTATCCAATCAAGTGCCTTAACTGTGTGTAAATCAACCTCTCTGCCGTTATCGTCATAGAGGGAATATTTTATATAGCCGTAACCGTAAGTTTCTTCAAAGCGATAACAGCGGTGTTTCTGCGTGTAATCGGTGTAGAACTTAATCTCTCGGATTCTGCCACGCACATATGTAAAATCAATCTGTTCGGCAGGGTACCACTCGACAATCGGCACATCTGATACAGCCTTGTCAAAGCTGATTTTAAATGCACCGTCGCCCACAATGCAAAGGTCAAGGAGCATTTGCTTTATTACACCTGCGAGTTTGTTTTCTTTCTCTATCTCTGCCCAGCGTTCGGCATAAGCTGTTGTACTCTTGCTTGTTACCTCTGTGCCGTTGTAGTCGGCAATGACTATGTTTGCAATCGTGTCGCACATAAGAGCAGGCAAGCCTGTGTGGATTTTTCGTATTTTCAGCCCTTTGGTACACTCGGCTGACCAAAAGCGTGTTTTGTCGCTGTCAAGCTGTGTGTAAAGCTGTGAAAGCTGTCTGCTGTTGCCCCAATACCAAATGCGGTTGGTAAAGCATTCAGTTTGATGATTGCTCGTTTCGTCAACGGTTATCGTTCTGTCGGGCGCTTTAGTGATATGTAAAAAATTTCTTAATCCTGTTCTGATTGTATCAGCCATTCTGTTTATCAGCCCCATTTATTTCACTTCCAATAATATTTTTAAACGGCAGCCATGCGTATTGCCCACTGTTTATACAATGGTCGTGACCGTCCTCGGGTGTGTTGTCTTTATCTTCTCGCCAGCTGTAAATTTCAAACTCGGCAATCGTGTTTTTACAATGTTCAAGCACAAAATAACAGTCAGTTGCAAGCCAGCCGAGAACGAGATTGATACGGTCTATAATCTTCGTCTTTTTCCACGCATTTGTAAAATCATAGATACAGCCATTTTGTCGCTTGTACTTCTGAAACTCGGTAATTGTCGCTTGGTCCGCATTATCAATAAAAGCAGTTCTCGCAAAGCCCCATTCCTCACGGTTGCGGTCAAGAAAATCAATAAAATTTCGTACCGTATCACTCGGTGCAATCGGTGTTTGTAGTTCGGCATTGTTGTACACTCGTTCGTCAAGCTGAATACACTTTCCCTTGCTTGTAATGCCGAAAAAGGTCATTGCGATTGTGTCGGGCGATTTCTGCGAATAGGCAGTGTCAAGTCCTGCCGTAAACTGAATAAAATGCTCGCCTTTGCGATCAGAATTCAAAAACCGCTTTGCACATTCTTTTGTTTTTATGTGCCTTGCCCTCTCAAAGTTTGAGAATACAAGCCCTGTTGCCCTGCCTCGCAATCCTAAGATTTTGTTTTTATAAAGCTTTGTTCCTTTTGGAGCAGAGGCTTTTTTCTTTTCAACCTGTTCGGGTGTAAGGCTTAAATTATCGGTAAAAGAAAAGAACCAGTACCGCCAATCCGGTACAGGTTCTTCGTTAAGCTCCGCCATAATCTCGGGCGGAACATCTTTTGCGTATTTCTTAAACGGTCTTGAACGGTTTACAAATTCTTTGTAAACAGGCAAAGACGGGTCATCGGGGTTAAGTGTTGCAAGCAAATAGTCATTACGGGTTGACATCTCTCGGATAAACTCAATGTCGGCGGTGTTTATCTCATCAATATACACACAGCCGAACTGTGCACCGAGTACCATTTCCCACTTATCTCGACTGCTGTAACCGAGAATATAGATAATTTTGCCCTCAAACTTGACATGCGGCAGTTTGTAATCCTTGTCGCCGTTACCGCAGTAAATTGCGTTACGGTGCAGGTCGAGAATACCGTTATCCTGCTGAATAATCGTTTCTTCGGCTTTACCCGTTGTCTTGGCGGCAATGGCGTGTATCTTCTTTTTACTTTGCGACACCATCCGCATAAACTTTACACCGGCACCGACCGTTGTCTTTCCGGAAGCAGTAGTTAAGTACCCTCAAGAAAATCCGCACTTACATTGTTTACGCTGTTGATAAAATCTATATATTTTTGTGACAATGGGAATTTACTCAAAGGCATTTACATCACCTCCAAAAGCTCATAACCAATAGGCTTTGTTGCTCCGTGAAGATAGTTGTATATCGTCTTTTCATTTACCCCTAGCTTTTTGGCGGCTTCTGATTTAGAACCAAAAACACATTGAACTTTGCCGTTAACGATCATTTTCAGCTTCTTCTTACAACGATTTTGTGCTTTGACAATGTTGACTTTACATTCTTCTCGATAATCAGCCTTAGTTCTATATGCGCGTTCACTATTCTCTTGCGGCGTGCACCATTCAAGATTATCAACAACATTGTTTTCTTTGTTTCCGTCAATATGATTAACATATGGTTTGCCCTCAATAGGCGGAAGAAAAGCTTCTGCAACAAGTCTATGAACGTGAACAACTGTAGGTTTTTCATAGGGCACAGTACCCGTTCGTAAATTAACTCTCAGATAGCCGTTGCTTGCCTTACGCTTACTCAGAACATTACCTGAAATATTGTTGCGAACATTTCCGTAATTGCTTACCGAGTATCTTTCAAAACCCTTTAATGTAACTTTCTTGAATATCTCTTTCATAGTTGTAACCTCCAACTTATTTTGTATCTTATTCGTCAAGCCCCTCACCGCCTAATTGTCTGAACACATCAGAGAGCTTTTCGGATTGCTCAACCTTTGCGTCAACCTTGACAATGTATTCACCCGTCATTTTGTTGAGTGTATCAATCGCACGAATACGGTCTGACGGGTCCTGCTCGGCACTCTTTGCAATGTCAGAGAGAGCAACCTGTCTGTCCTTAGCACTCATAATGCGTTCATCTTTGAGCCTGTCGGATAACTCTTTGATGTATTTTGAAACTCCAACATTCTCCAACAATTCATACGCTCTTGCGTTTGCGTAATTTTCTGAATATCCTGCCTGTATCGCACTCTGAACGGTGTTACCGCTCTGCGCATAATATTCCGCAAACTTCCTCTGTCTTGCATTTAATTTGTCTTTCACTGTATCACCGCCCTTGCGATTTTTCGATACAGCAAAACCGCCCTCAATTGAGAGCGGTCTGCCGTTATTTTTGAAAAAGGAGAACTACAAAATGCCTCTTATTATCGATTTCTTCATTTTATATTATATCACCCCTATTCGGGACATCGGGACAAATTCACCAATGATGTCGATAACACATTTTCTTTATGCTGTCGATTGTGTTATTACCGCCAACCTTAGTTAAAATCTTCGCCCAGCTGTATCGCAAGCTAAGGTGCATAAACAAACAGTTCTCAACAAAATCGTCACGGGAGAGGCTGTTGAGCGCTGCGTTTCGGCGGATTTCAAGGTTCTGAATATCACGCTGAATATCGGCAATCTGCACCACCGCATTGCCGACCTTGTCAGATGTTTGACCTGCACTCGGTAAATCCGACAGCTTAGGCGATGTATTGTCAGCCTCGGCAGAAATGCGTACTATCTTCGCCCTCAGTCTCGAAATCTCTCGGTTAATCTCCTTAATCTCTTTAGCTGTCAAGTTATCACCTCCAAATCATCAAGATAATCAGCCACAATTTGAAATGCAAGCAGCATTCCCTCACTTATGTAATAGTTTCTATCTTTTCGACTTTTTCTGTTGTTAAGACTGTCCAACTTGTCTTGTTCGCTTTCTATGCGTTCAGATATTTCTGTTTTTAGTTCCTCGAGTGTCATTCTTCTGCCTCACTTTCAAGTGCCTCACTTTCAAGCCATTTTTTGACTGCATATACGCAATCTATTCTAAGATTGTTAGATGTACAATGCGGTGCATAAAAACTTTGATGTGGACAATGGTTGCAGTATGTAAAATGATTTTCACTTGCATCAAGCAACATTTCCGCCATATTCTCAACGCTCATTGATTTGATTTTCTCGTAATTAGTCATTGATTTTCTCCTTATCCATCTTTGCACCGCAACTCGGGCAATAATTCTCTTTAATTTTTACCTCTCTACCACACTCAGTATGAATCCATCCTTCAAGTTGCCTATAGGCATCTCGAATTTCTTCCCACTTTCCGTGTTTAATCTCTCGCATATCACACACGGTTGCTTCGTTGGGTTTACTTTCGTCAACTTCGATAATATGCTTAACTGTTTCGGCATTTCGTTTTGAATTAAAGTATATCGTGTTTACACTACCGTCTGCGAACTGTATATCCAACGCATAATCACCGCATACCTCACGAATTTTTAATTTATTATCCATTTATCTTCATTCCTCCAACAGTTCCGGATTATCAACAAACAAACTTTTCACATTGTTGCTTTTTTCAAATTTCTCAAGCTCCTTTTCTTTGAGGGATAGCTTTTCACGCTCAAAATCCATAACTTTTTTCAAATTTTCTTTTTCAAAATAAAATATTACAGGTTCTTTTATTTCTCTGATTAAGCCGTATTTCTTAGCTAATCTAAAAATAAAAACCTTTTCAAGTCTTGATAGTATTTTACCTAATTGCTCTCTAAAATCTTCAACCGACATTGTAGATTTGTAAAAATTACACATTCTGCAAGCAGGATTATAATTTTCAATATCGTTTGCACCGTCATACCAATACACGCTCTGTATATGGTCAACTTGCATTTCCTTTAACGCAAGTTCACAACCACAATAAGCACAATGACCATTATATTTTTGATATACTTTAAGCCTCGTATGTTTTGATATAGATTTTCTATTACTCATTCTATATTACTCCTTTAAAGTTCTGACTTTTTCGCCATATCTGCGAGTTTGACCTCTGACTAATATTTCTCTCATTTATATTCTCCTTTTATTGTTCAGTATCGCATATTTCCTCTGAGCTTGCTTAATTCTCGCGGTTCTGCAGTCCTTACAAATGTCATTGCTTTTTCGTTCATAAAAGGTAATTCCACACCTTTTGCAGAATTGTGGTTCTATTCTATTAAATGATGTGCAGCTGTCACAGTCTTTTTCGTTTGCCGTGCAGCCTTTGACGCTGTCCCAGTGTGTGCAATATTCCTTCTGCCAGAAATCAGCGTACTCACTCTCAACATTTGAGTTCTCTTTCGCAACACATTTAATTTCACCTGCAAGCATAGATAACAAGACTTTTATCTTCTCCTTGTCCTCTTCAGACATAAACCTCTTGTATTTAATCGTCCTGTCCGGAAGATTATCGCCAAACTGACCATTGCCAATGTATGCTCTTACCTTATCAAGCCTTTCAGTCAAGTAATAGTCAAATACTCGACCTCTGATAGCTTTAACAGATTTGCCAAGCACATCTGACATTTCTTCATACTTATAGCCTGATTTAATCATTTCACCAAGCTTCTTAAATTCTTCAGCCGTCCACTTTATGTGATTATTTGCCTTAACTGGTCGCTCCTTAATATCAATGTCTAATATTCTTCTCTGTATTGCTCCTTCCGTTCTATTAAGCAGTATCGATAATTCTCTATAGCTATATTTATGTTCAGCAAGAAATTTCTTAAGTCGCTCATCTTCAACAGTAGTCCAGGGTGATGTAATAAATTTATAGCTGTGCCTTATATCAGTTCTTCGCTTTTTATCAACCCAATCAGGTTCTACACCAAGATAATACTTTTCAAATTTAGAGAAATTCAAAAAGCTCTGATTCTTGTATGCCCATTCCCAAAATTCATCAATATAAACTACCTCAAACTTTTCTTTCTACCTGCAAATCGTATGCAAAGGAAGACCTCTATTTTGTGCCCAAGAAATTTTGATGTAACCTCCGCTACTTTGATTACCATAAACAGCTTCGCTCAAATATGATAAAGTTACATATCTTTCTCCACGGCTCAGAAAAGTTCCAAGCTTTAATTTATTAACTTTGTTAAGTACCGAATAAACAGAGCGTGATAAATGTTTTGTAATGTTTTTTACACTAACATTTCCCCACGCATTCCGTAAGTAATCAACCTCTTCCTGCGTCCAGTTCCTTCTCATTTACTTTCACCGTCCTCAATAGGCTGATTCCAACATTCTACGCAGCCGCCTACTCTACAAGTCTTTATATCTGTCAAGCCTAACTTCCGAAGGCATATTTCAGGTGTTCCATCGTGAACAAGAGAAGCATTCGGATAGTTTTTTAAAAACTCACTTAAGTAAGTCTTCTGTGGGTGTTCATCGCTCCATCTTTGCACGATTGAAATCGCCTTTTCAGGATAAAATTTTTCAAAACTTGTACACGATAACTTTTCAGATGTCCCATTGTTCGTAGGGCATAAAGGACATTTTTTGCAATCAATTTTGCATATTCCGAATTTTGATTCTGTTGATCTTGTCATTCTTTGTTTTTCAGCAAAGTAATTTTCAACTTTTGAACAATCAATCATTTTCTTTATCCTCCTTAAATTCTTCCAAGCCTTTCGAGTGCTGTATATTCTCCGTAGCTGTAATGCGTGTTGTGCAGCTTATTGTACCTGCTTATCTCTTTGCACTTTTCTTCGAGAGTATCAACATTTTGGCAGCGGCTCGAATACGATTTAATTGCTTTTTGCTCTTCACGATGAAGTTTTGCTTTAAAACTATTAGCCTCAGCACGGCAACTGGCACAATATTTTTGACTTGCGGATTTCCTTGTAACCAAAGCGCCGCACACTTCGCATTTTAATTTTTCTTCCATTGCTAAATCTTTCCTCCTTTATCATTTTTGTATGTACAAATCCAACCTGTTTTGAACTGTTCAGAGTATCTGCACTTTTGACAGCAACAAATACAAATGTTTTTGCCGTATGTTCTGTTGACTGCTTCGTGATTGCATTTTCTTACAACTAAGCTGTCCCACATCAACAGACATTTTGAGCATTTTGTTTGTTTCATAATTCCTCCTGTAACAAATTTCCAAAAAGCTGTTACGCCTATGTTACATCTTAAACGCTTAATAATATAGATAAATACTATATATTATATATAATGTAACATATGTAACAGGTGTAACAAGTAATCTATCACTATACACGCGTGGTATATATTGTTCAATATTTTATTTTTATATTGTATATATAGTGTGTATGTAAAAAAAGCTGTTACACTGTTACATTTTAAATTTAATTTTAAAAAACGGCTATTTTATGCGGTTTTTTAGATATAACAATGTAACTTAAATCAGTTACACAGCGGTTACACCTGTTACAATTTAATCAAAAGGTAAGTCTTCATTGTTCAAAAAGCGGTCTTCTGCGGTTTCTTCTACGCTCAAAATACACGCACACCGACACACTTTTCCAGAAATTCGCTTTGTTACAGAATTGCAAGTGTTTGAAGCAAACGCCATCTTATTCTCAACTGCCCAACTCAAAAAAGCCTTTGCGTTAAAACCGTTCTCTTGCAAGACTGCATCAAATTTGCTCTTAATGAAGTAAATTCTGTCTTCAATCACTGTTCCGTAAATCTCGCCGTTGTAGCCGTACTTTTCAGGATTGAATTTGTTGTAATTGACGGCAACAAAATCGTTAATAAACTCGTAACATCTACGATTTTGGTCGACACTCGTGCGAGTAGTTAAAATTGATTGCATTTCAGTTATGCTCAACAAAATATCGTCATTAAAAAATATTTCGTTAATCAGTTTATCAGCGGTCAAAATAAGACTTGCAGACATTGCTTGTTTGTCAGTCACATCCGAATCGGCAACAAGTTTCTTGTAAAAATCTTTCCTCAAATGTTTGACAGTTTCAATATTATCACCTTGCTGCAACCATTTAACAAAGATTGCACCGGCACATCCATAATTCTGCTTGATTTCAGAAACGAGCTCACTTGGATTTGTAAAGATTTTTTTATCTTTGCAGTCGATTTCGATAATTCTGTTGACCGCACCTCCGCCTGATTTTTCCGAACTAATCGGAAATTCTCCTGATGTTAATATACAGTTTTTCCAAGTTGCAATTTTTTGAACTCCACCGTTTTTAGCTCCTCTGTCACGACCTATGCCTTCGCAGAGCTTGTATATCATATCATCAAACGACTTCTTATCTTTGAGGATTTGAAGTTCATCATATACAAGCGGAAGAGAGTTAACAAAACTTGCTGTAAGTTCTTGAGCAACTGCTGTGCTGTTAAATGTGCGAATATATGCGCCCATAGTCGGATCTGCCCATACTGATGTTGCAAGCATTAATGCAACTGTTTTTCCTGCTTCTGTTCCGCCCCAAAGATGAACAAAAAACGGCAAACAGTCACAAGGATTGACTAATACACTTGCAAACGATGCGGCAAGCATTATTCTTGAACAAATGTTTTTCTCTGCTCGAATAGGTTTGATTATTTCAATCCAATTTTTGATTTGACCTTTTATTTTTACAGAATTAAAAAGAGTTCTGAAATTTTCTTCTCCGTCAAAAACCAAACCGTCAACATAAGGGCTAAAACCGTGATTGTTAATCCAGCCTAATCTACTGACAGAGTTTTTTTCTTCGATTTCGTTGTAGTTCAAATCTTCAATATCTGTTAGATATTTAACTAACCCTTTTGCGTTCTCACTGTTGACCGCTATGCCGTATTTTGCAAGAGAAGTAATCTTACTCGCACTTGCAAGAATTTCTTTATCTACGGTTATTTCTCGCCATTTGTAGCCCTTTCTGTATTTGATAATAAGTTTTTCTGTATTATCATCAATATTCACAAGCCTTACGCACGGCAAGACGGGATGATTGCAGATTTCCTCGACTATTCCATTTGAATTAAGCAGAGCAATGTCATCATGACATATGTAAGAGCCACAAGCAAGTTGAAAAGGTTGTCCATCAAATTCAGTATAATTTACAGCAAGCATTTGTTCATCGGAATGATAAGTCGCCAAATAATCTTTGTAAAGTTGTTTAAAACTTTTAACGCCTTCTTTGCTTGCTTTGTCTGCCATTACAACCTGCATTTGAGAATATTGAAATTTGTTGTTTCTTAATCCATACAAAAAATCGTAAGGAAGTCTTGTTAACTGAAAATCTTTCTTTGTGTAACTTTCAATTTGGGCAACAGGATCTATTACATCAACCTCCGTTTCATTTGTCACTTTATCACATCCTTACTTCAAATTTTCTTTTACATTTTCGATAATTTCATCAGCGGAATAATCTTTTGGCAACAGTGTTACAACTCCGTCAATGTCCATTTTTCCGTTGAGCCAGCTCTCAACAAATATAATTGCATTCTTTAGTTTGATATTGTCAGATTCAGACTCAAATCTATTTCGTAACTCTTTAAAAAAGTTAATTAATTTGTTTTCTTCTGCTTGTCTTTTAAGTTTTGCTTTTTCTTCTTCAAATTGTTTTCGCTCACGCTCATATATGCGTTTTTGCAAAGTAGATTTTGATATTTTTCTGCTAAAAACGCCAAGCATAAAATCTTCATCAACACGCTTTAACGCATCATAATAAGATATATCAAGAATTTTTGCTACAAAATTGATTTGGTCGCCACCGACGCCGCAACCGAAGCAGTAGAAGGAATTATTACTTCGATAAACTCGGAATGAAGCTGTTCGTTCAGAATGAAAAGGGCATCGTATTACATCTTTTTTGATTTCGCTCGAGGGCGAATATTTTCTGATTACATCTGCAATAGTCACCCTCGATTTGATTTCTTCTCGCCGGTCTGAATTAAAGTTCATATTTATCTGCCAATTCTTTTATTTTCTGTTCAAATTCTTTAAAACTAAGCTTTTGTGAGTAAAGCTTTTGCTTTTCCTGTTCAAAGAGTTTAAGTCTATGACTGTAGCTTAACTTTGATATATTTTTCATTTTGTTCCTCCTCAAGTAATTTTACTATTACTCTGCCTGTTGCATTTTTGCAACAAAAATAGAATTTAGTATTATATGTTTTTTCAACTACCGATAAAATTTTATATAGTCTTTCGCCTGAAAGAGCAAGCGGGTGCTCTTTCAATCTTGGATTTTTCCAAAATCGCACATCTTCAAGGCATTTGATTTTTGCACTGTGTTCAATTAAAAACACAAGTCTGATTCCGAGTCCTTTGGCCCTTTCAAGTTCAGCGATAAAGCGTTTTTGATCTTGACATACATTTTTGCAAACTTCATTTAAATTCTGCTTTCTGTCAATACAAAACAAAGGGTTGCTTATATCACAATAATCGCCGCATATCATTTTACTTGATACATACTTGATATTATTTTCATTAAGATATTGCAAGATTTTTTGAATAGCACGCGATTTTTCTCTTGTATCAATTTGAATAATCAAAGCTGCACCTCACTTAAAATGGCAAATCGTCGTCAATAGGGAAGTCTGCGGATGATGTATCGGAAACAGCAGCAGTCTGAGCCGGGGCTGATGCAGTCGGTGCATAGTTGCTTGTATCATCATTAGATTTGCCACCGCTGAGAGGAAATTCTACATTATCAGCAACGACCTCGACTATATAACGATTTGAACCGTCCTGAGCTTGATATGTACGGCTCTGTAAGCGACCTTTGAGGACTATTCCATTGCCTTTATGAAAATACTTACAGATAAACGCAGCGGTCTGCCTCCACGCCGTTATGTTAAAAAAATCGGCTTTCTTATCCTCGCCTGACTTCGCATAGTCTTGATTTACCGCAAGTCTAAAACTTGTCATTTCAACACCCGAGGTGGTTGTTTTCAGTTCAGGGTCGGCAACTAATCTGCCGGCTAAAACAACATTATTCAAAATTTAATTCCTCCAAACTTATCGGCTTTTTGAGAACCTTTGTTGCTTTGCAATAATCACAATGTTCGCATCTTTCAGGTTCAATCAAGCCTTTTTTAATAGCATCATATTTGATAACATTCTTTTCAAAATTCTCAAGCTCAATCTCCAAATAAGCCTGTGGAATTTCGATTACTGCCAAGTCAGGCTCTTTTTCTTTTGTTACCGCTGCAATATAAAAAGGTAAAACCTTACCTGTGTTTTGTCTGACTATTTCTTGATAGACCGCTCCTTGTAAGTCGTATCTCCAAGCCTCAATAAAATTTAGCCTGCCTTTTTCAGCTACATAAATAGGCTCAAAATCACGCATTACCTTTGAATCTACAATTTTATCGGTGTGTAAACTGTCAACCTTGATTTTGACTTCAACGCCTGCAATAGTACCGGTCATAATAACCTGCTTTTCGCCGCTCATATATTTCATAAACAAATCGTCTTGCTCAACTCTGTTTATGATTTGCTCGGCTTTGATATAATCAGACTTGAGAGAGCCGTCACGCTTGAATAACTGCGGATTGTGTGCTTTAAAAACATCAAGTGAACCTTCAAAATGAGCGTCCACATATGAACCTACAAGCAACGCAATCGTTTTTTCTCGCTCATAATTCCCTGTAACCTCCGCATAAGCGGAGGCAGGGCAATTCTCAAATGCTTTGAATTGTGAAACACTCATATATTTGAGGTTGTTCTCAACACTGAAATAGTTCTCATTATTTAGCATTAATTGCTTCTCCTTTCAGTTTATTTGCTTCTGCTGTTGCGCAAGAAGAACAAAGGCCTTTTCCGTATTTGTTTTTCGTATATGCGATAAGTTGTTCAGATGTCATATTTCCCATGGGGTGTACATCTGCACCGCATTTTTCACACTTAGGCAGCTTTTCAGGCTCAACTTTCGGCACAACCTTGCGAACTCTTAAAGCTTCAACAACATCACCGAAGGCTTTGACTTTTTCGATGCCAATCTGAATTTTCTTGCCTGTCCATTCCTCGATGTATGGAGTTTTGTACAGCTTTGTAATAGTTTTCATGTTAGTTGCATTGAGTATCATTGGCTTTACATTTTCAGAGAAGTGACACACTACGCAATCATCTTTCTTGCCGTCAGGGCCGATTACTTTTTCTTCCTGAACATATTTAATCGTTAAAATCAAATCTTGTCCGTTTTCGATTGAGTATGATCCGAGATAATTCGGATTTGTTAATTTTTTCCAATGTGTTGGCATATGTACATCTCCTTATTAAAGTTCTGTAACGATGAGTTCGTTATCGTTTGTTGTCCTTGTTGCGATAAACTGTAAGCCTTTTTCTTTGCATTTAGCATAAAGTTTGTTTCTGCTTGTATCGTCAAGCTTTTCCGCACCATCAATCAAAATAATCTGTAAGCCACTCGGATTATTGATAGCAATATCAACACATAATTCGAGTAATTCACCGTCGGAACGGTTAGAAAGCGGCAACCCATTAATAAGCGGGATTCCATTTTCAACAGTCAAACCCTCAACCGGCAAAGTAGCAGTTTGAAGAATGGTTCCCGGCAAGGTTCTTGCAAGTTCAATCTTGCGTGTAAATTCTTCTGAACGAGCCTGCAAATTCTCGATTTCGTTCTGCATATTTTTCATTCTATCGTATTCGTTGAGATGTTTAATCATCACTTCTGCTGTATCGATTTCCTCTTGCAGAGCGTTTGTAGGTTTAATTTCAAGGTTAATGAACTTATTTGCAATGCCGACATCAGCGTCAAGCTTAGCTTTCGCAGCATTAAAATCTGCTTCTGCTACTTTAACTTTATCGGCAAACTTACTATCAAGCGTAAGCAACTTTTCTCTTGCAGACTGAATTTCAGCATTAAGTCTTGAAATAGTAGAATTCAAGCTGTCACGCTCTGCATTGATTGATTTTTCCGCTGCTGAAACAGCAATCTCTTTATTCGCTTCAAGTCCTCTGAGCTTATTGGTGTAACTGTCTTTGAAAGCTTTTGCTCTTTCAATTTTGCCGTTTTCATCTTTAATTTTCATAAGTTCAGAATACTTAGCAGAAAGGTCATAGTTTTTCCACTTTTCAGCGTCATAACTTGACGGTATATCTTTTGCTATATCAGTGATAAATGCTCTTTTGTTGCGAATCTCTCTGTTAATATCCTGTCTGCTCTGAAAATAGACACCATTTTCGGCTTGAATGTCGTTGAGAACCTGTAAAATGTTTTGCTCATAATCAACACCCTGCGGAATTTCACCGAACTGTTCTTTAATCCAATTCAAGTCCCAATCGAACTCGATTAAATCGAGAATGGCTCTGTTCTGCTCATTCTTCGTCATCTGTGTAAATTCAACAGGGTTGAGCTGCAACGGAGTAATGATAGTTTTCAAAAATGTTTCAGGCTTGGTGACCTTGTTTCCATTTTCTTTGACTGACACAAAGTCAGCTTTGTTGCTTCTTGCTTTACGATCGATTGATAAGCCCGAATCAGTTTCAACAATGATTTCGCCCTCGGTTTCACCATTCTTAATTATCCAATCACGAGAAGACGAGTTCGTAAGAGCATAACGAATAGCGTCAATGACAGATGTTTTTCCTGCTCCTTTTCTGCCTGTTATTTCAACACTTTTTCCACCGATTTCCTGCTCGGAAATGCCGAAAAGTGATTTAATTGTAATTTTTGATGTGTGCATTATGTTTCCTCCTTGATTTTTTTAGTTCTAAGATTTCATCAGGTAATAATCCGGTTTCCTCGTATTCGCAAAGTCTTTGCAACACTTCTCGCGTCTGACCTACTGATATTTCCGCTGGGGTGAGATGCTTCCCTTCTTTATTTACATATAAAACGGGAGCAAAATCGTGCAGTTTTGATGTCATTCTTTGCATATTTCCTCCTTGATTTTTTATAAAATTAAGGATATAATAATGTTGATTAATTTCATATTATATCCTTGAACCGTTGAAAGCATTGCCGTGCTGTCAGCGGTTTTCTTCTTTTGCACTTAAAATGTAGTTAATCTTAGACTTGCAAGCCTTGATGTTCTCTGTTGTGGGATTTTCGAGCAAATTCTTCATATCTTCAAGGATATAAGATATTGTGTCGATAAAATCGGGATTGAATCCTGTATTCTCATAGTCGTAAAGTTTGCGAATACAGCTGTAAAACTCATTCGGCACATCTTTACAATCGTGCATTTTGCCGTAGATGTCCTTAACCTTGATTTCACCGTCTTGATTTAAAGTTAATCTTTTCATTAGCTACATTCCTTGCTTATAAAATCTGTAGCACGATACAATGTCACATAATCGCCGTCAAGGTCATCGTCGTAATACTGTGCTATCTCATCGCTCATTGCTTTAATAATCACAGCGTAGTAATCTTCTTCCCATTCTTTCGCCGCTTCAATTATTTCATCAAGCGTAAACTTGCCTTTAGCTTTTCGAAGTTTCAGACACCAGCGCCCTGAATCATCGTATCCACTTTCGATTGTTGTCCCTTTTTTCATCCGTTACACCTCATCCCCGAAAACATCATATGCATACATACTGTTAATGCGTTGTCTAAGCCTTGCGTTTTCGTTTTTGTAACCGTTGATTGCGTCATTCTTAATGCAAAGGTCAAGCCTTGCGTTCTCAAGCTCAATCTGCAAGTGCTTAACCAAGCTATGTAAGTGCTTGTTCTCGTCTTTAAGACTGCGTTTTGTTTTAATGTGTCTAAGTGCCATTGGTTATGCCTCCTTTCTGTTGATAAACATTTCTAAAAGCTGTGTAGTCTGCAAAACATCAACACCGCTTGCATATGCTTTGAGCCTGTCGCAAGGGATATTGTAAGTCCATCTGCCTTTGTCGCTCTGTACTGCTGTACCAATCGGCAGTGCTTTTTGCTTTAAGCCGTCATACACGAAATTGAGAGCAACGCCGAGGAACTTCGCCGCTACAGTTGGCGGAACATCGTCATATTCCTGACCAGTTTTTGGGTTGATAAGTAAAGTGTTGTTCATCTCCTCATCTCCTTTCTGTTGGTGTGTTCACGCTGTTTTCTGCTGTTTGACAAGAACTTTTTCAAGTTCTACTATTCTTTTCGATATTTTATTGCTTTACACGACCTTAAATGCTATGATTAACTATGAAAGGAGGTGCACACTATGTCAACTTCTCATAAAGACCTCATTCTTGATAAATCAGAAGTGAGAATACTTAAGTCCTTATATAAAGGTAATAAACTTTTAAAACAAGATGTTGACTATAAATTTAAAGAAAAATATTCTTTCTTGTTGCGTTATCATCTTATTGACTATTCACCCGATCCTAAATACTACTGTATTTCTAAAAAAGGGAAAATGTTTTTACTATACCGCAGAAAAGAAAAAATCCGTTTTTGGGTCCCGATAATTATTTCGGTAATAGCGTTAATATTGTCTGTAGTTTCCATATTAATGCCACCAGTGATAATAATAGAGCGGTAACCGAAATAGTCAATGCAAGACCGCTCCTGAAACCCTCTCGGTATGCTCTCTCTATCTTGACATCATACTTGCCAAGCAGATAAAACGAATGAAGTAGTTTTTCGTCAATAACTTTGTTTAGATTATCTTCTAATTCGTCCTCGGTTGGAATTTTGCTTGAACAAATTGTCTCAACTTCTTCATCGTCCAAATAGTCAAGTTCATTGTAAAACATTGCTCTCACCTCGCTTTCTGCTTGCCGCTGTTAGGCAGACTTGTTTTTATCGGACAGTGTTTCACAAACGCCCTGCACATATCCATTAACGAAGTTCTGCTTGCTTTCAGGTAATCTCTTGATAAGTTCAATAAGCTGTTTTATATCAGCTCTATCTTTTGTTGCTGTTGACTTTGTTGTTGTTGACATTCTTTTCATCTCCTCCGTTTTTGTTTTACAACAATATTATAACGCATTTAAATTTGTTTGTCAACACATTTTTTAAATTATTTTTTATTTTTTGTGTTGACAAACAACTTTTTAACTGATATAATAGTATTATAAAAGGAGGTGGTTAAATGACTCCTAATTCAAGGGTAAGAGAATTGCGAAAAAACTTGAAATTGTCCCAAACGAGTTTTGGAGAGAAGTTAGGCGTGAGCAAAGATGTTATAGTCAACATTGAACTTGAGCGTGTTGAACTAAAAGAATTCATGTTAAAACTCATATGTAAAACATATAATGTAAACCCTTTGTGGCTTACGGAGGGCAAAGGTGATATGTTTTTTGAGGTTGCCGATGAATTTCTTGATGATTTAGCGATTGAGTACGAATTGACAGACATAGAAAAAAAGATTGTTTCAAACTTCGTGAAACTTCCGCCTGCGGAAAGAGCGCAAGTTATTGAAACAATCAAAAAATTATTTACATAAAAAAAGAGGGTGGCTTAATCGCCACCCTTGAAGTAAACAAAACATATGTAATCATATATCCTTTTAAGTATTTTTCTATCGGTAATCTTTTCTAACATTTCTATTATGTATTGTTTGTAATTCTTCATATCCGTTTCTCCTTTCGTTTCGGCTATGTTTTAATTATAGAACACCTGTTCGACAATTGCAACCCCCAAATTTTTCCATTTTTTTCAAAGTCCAATATTCAGGACTTTGCTTTAAAGCATTACCATCCGAACATAAGCAATAAAAAAACCGCCCTATCCTGCGCCAACAGGATAGGACGGAAACCATTACACGGGAATGCAACGGTACATTTAGTCAGCAGATATATTGTACCATGTCCTGTTAAAATTTGCAAGATTTTAACGGGATTTTTGCACCCTTTTTTTGAGGTGAAATATGAAAAAATGCATAAATAAACGGTGCAACAGAGAGTTACAAGATGATTTCATTTTTTGTCCTTACTGCGGTAAAAATCAGACCAGCAGCAAGCAAAAAGTCAGACGGCGAACAAAGGGCACAGGCAGCATTTACTTACGCAAAGATAACAAGTCAAAACCTTATGCGGCTGCAAGCTCTGTCACAGGTAAGCAGGTTTATTTGGGCGCTTTTGCCACAAAGCGAGAGGCAGAAAACGCACTCAAAGATTACGAATATAATCCTGTCAATGGCTTTAATATGACACTTGAACAACTGCACGAAAAATGGATAAAAACTAAAGCGTATCAAAAACTTGGTAACAGCGTAAAAAGCAACTACGCAAGCGCTTATATCAAGCTAAAGCCCTTGTACAAGCGTAAATTTAGGGATTTGCGCACATCAGACTATCAGTACATCGTGGATTATTACGATAATCCGCATCACGAGGTCGGCGCAGGCGGTAAGCTGAAATATCTTCTGCCCAACGGCAACGGTACCTATAAAGTCACTGATACGCCTAAAATCTGTCAAGGCTTAGGATACTCGGCTCTACATAAGATTAAATGCTTTGTCACCAGCCTTTACCATTTTGCGATGCAAGAGGATATTGTTAATAAAGACTATGGCACATTTATAGAGCTTCCGGAATCCGAAGAGGTAAACGCTACACGCTTCACCGATGTGCAGTTAGAGCTAATACGACAAAACATAGGCAAAGTGCCTTATGCTGATTATGTCTATATAATGTGCTATCTCAATTTCAGAGTGACCGAGTTTCTTTCGCTCACTACCGAGCAGTACCATATGAGTGAACAGGGCATACCTTACTTTATCGCAGGCATAAAGTCAGATGCCGGCAAAAATCGTATTGTTCCTATCCACCCTAAGATTTTAAAATTGGTTGAGAATTGTATAAATAATAAAGGTGAAACAATCTTCTGCCGAATGCACGAGGGTTCAGAGTTCGGCAAAGCGATGAACAAAGATTATTTCTTAAAGTATTGTTTCCGCCCTGCAATGCAAGCAATAGGCTTATGTGATGAATACACCCCACATTCTTGCCGCAGGACCTTTTCAACTCGTATGTCAGCGGCAGGAGCAAGGGAGGAAGATATTATCGCTCTTATGGGACATACAGATTATAAGGTTGATATTGACCATTACATTATCCAAGAGGTTGATACTCTTTATAAAGCAATAAAATTGCTGGCATAAAATAAGCCGTCCGATTATATTTCGGGCGGCTTTTGTTGTAGAAAATCTGTAGTTTATCTGTAGTATAAGAGATTAAAAAGCATAAAAAGAAGTGAATATTCTCTTTAAAACAAAAATGTTTGAACACAGAAAAAAGTCAGTAAACAAGCCGATTTTAGCTTATTTACTGACTTTTACTTTGGCTCCCCCAACTGGGCTCGAACCAGTGACATCATGATTAACAGTCATGCGCTCTCGACTGTGTATATTCATATACCTGTTAAGGCAGTAGCTAAACCTTTTATATTCTTATTGTAATCTGTTTTATAATTAAATTATATCAGTTGAAATTGTCAATGTCAATTATATCAAAAACTGCTCATATGAAGAGTCCATAAGAATTTGCACTGAGTATCCCCTGCCTACCAAAATTTCTTTGAACAATTTACATATTATCATTCTCTGTCTTTCGGCAGGTGCGTTATCAAACTCGTCTGCCCAACTTACAAATTCTTCGTAGTAGTAATCAATCTTGTTCATATCGGTTTCTTTGTCATTGAGCTGATTCTGCTTTTCGGCGATTCGCTGAACATTGTCTGCTATTTTAGTCTTAGTAGTTTCAATAGCCATTGACAACACATCGGGTGTGAATTTGCTGTCGCCTAACAATGAATTTGCGATTTCCTCTGTAAGCTCACCAAGCTTTCTTTTCAGCGTTTCGGTTTCCTTATTCAGCCTTTTGATTTCAGTCTTGATTTGCGAGATTTGTGTTCTGTACTTCTTCTCAATAGCTGCATCCTTTGGCGTAGCTTTGATTTTATCAAAGCATTTATGCAATGCATCAAGTACAATCTCATCTACCTTTGCGGCTGAATATACCGACTGTCCGTCACACTCGTTGCGTTTCATTGCTTTGCCTGAGCAAAGGTAGCGGAATCTTCTGCCGCCGTCATGAGTTGTGCCATCTTTCGTTGTATATCTGTCCACAAAACTATTGGCACATAATTTCTTACCACAATGAGCACAATAAATATTACCGCCAAGCATCGTTGAAGATTTTGCCGTTCGGGAAAGTTGAGTTTTCTCCTCGTTAGTGTACTTTCTCTGTTCGAGAATTTTCTGTGCCTCATCAAAGACTGCATCATCAATTATTTGTAGCTCTTTGACTCTTTTGGAAGTAACTCCACCTCGGTTATAGTAACCGCAGTAGATAGGATTTTGCAAAATTCTCTTAATTGTGTTGGATTGAAATTTTGCGCCGTTATGTGTAAGCATTTTACGGTCATTAACATACTGTGCCATTACATATGAGCCGTAGCCGTCCTTGACAGTTTTCTCGAAAATGGTTTTTACCATTTCCTTTTCTATAGGATCAATCTCAAGGGTTAGAAGTTCCTTTCCCCTCTTATTGACCACACCGCTTTTTACAAGCCTATATCCGAAAGGAGCACATCCGCCTGTGTAAATTCCATCTTCTACAAGTTGATGGAGGCGAGTTTTTACACGCATTGATGTTTTCTGACTTTCGCCGTTTGCCTGCCAAAAGCGTATGTAATTCATCAGCTTGTCAACATGGCTGTCCATTCTCTGTTCGCCCTCGTTGACGCTCCATACTTCTATGCCATGCTGAATGAACCACTCGACAACGAACGGGGTTTCGTTATCAATTCGTCCTATTCTGTCAAACATAAACACAAGAAGTATATCAAACTCTTTATTTTCCGCTGCCGTCTTTAACTCCTGAACGGCATCTCTGTCATTTGCCGAAACCTTGAAGCCTGAAACACCTTTTTCCTGAAACTCTTTCTTGATTACCCACCCGGGCTGATGCTCGGCAAATTCTCGGCAGGACTGTTTCTGCATTGGTATGTCGTTTTTATCAACCTGACCTTTAGTTGATACTCTGTATAAGCAGTAAACTGTTTTCACTGTTTTTTCTTGCGTCGGTTTTGTAGCAATCATTTTAACCTCTCTTTCTCATTTGTACCGACACTATTCTTAGTCTGAGTTGAGATTTCTCTCTGATTACATTATACCATTATATAATGTAATATCCAGACCAATGGCGGTGAAATGCGAAGATAATTTGCGAAAAAAAGCCTTGCAAGTTTTTTACACTTACAAGGCTTAAATCAGTGTTCATTTACTTAATAAGAAATCTTTCCAATCATCCTTTGGAAATCCCATTAATTCTTTTTTTACATTCGGATATTTATCAAACAGCAATTCAACAGTATCCACAAATTCGTACCAATGCCTGTCATTTGGCAATAGGTGTTTCAAGCACAAAAGAACAGCATATACTCTGATATTTCCGATTCCTTTTTGAGTATACTGTCTATACAAAATCGGAGTTTTTGAAAAATTTATATTATACAGCCTGCCGTAGTGAGCACAAACATTCCGTATAAACGATATATATTCAATCCAACTTTCAAAGTATGTATACCCCACTCCATAGGAGCTTGCAATAGCTTTCTTATCGATATTTTGCATATTCTTAAAAAACTTTGAAAGTGTTCCAAAACTAAACAATTCAACCAAGGCATACATCGGAATTTTTCCATCAACATAGTTATTTTGAAAGTTCTGCACAAATGGCACCTTATCACTTCTGCTTATTTCTTTTTGAATTTCTAACATTGTTAAATTGTAATAATCTTCATTTCTAAAGTTATTTTTATCTTCGTATCCGAAATTACCATATGTTAATGAGAAATAGTTACCTAATCTACACCGCAAATTTATTTCTACTCTTTCAATTTGAGCAAATAATAATTGTCGGAAGTTAGCATTAAAAAGATATAGTTCAACAATTTCATCAAAAGTAGTATCTTTGATATACTTTGAATCATTCTGTTTCAACCCTAAGCCAAACGCCTTAATTAGTCTGAAATATGAAACATCGTTAAGAAATCCTTTTGCTCTTTCCTCATCGTCTATTATCAATCCTAATGACTTTAGATTTTCTATCTGTTCATCAATCGTCATTGGCGGCTGATGCTGTTTTAATACCATAGCTATAATTCTCCGAAAAATTAAACGACCCGACGTGGTACGCATCGTTGAGAGGCGTGTCGGGTTCTATTAGTATTATTATATGAGATTAATTTATAAAGGTC